AACGCAATGGTTAGATTTCCCTGGGCTATTTCATCAGTCGGTGACAATTTGACATCTACTCAATTTCTATAATTCAATCGTAGGATCTTTGTCTTCAAATGGATAGTTTGGTAAATAGGCCCAAAATTCAACGCCTTCAACATTTACAGCGTAATCTTCATTTGGAACCATGACTGACCACTCGCCTTCAGCATAACAACCTACAGTGATACCGCTTGCACATTTTCTGGTGAAGATCAGAACAAACACTTCTTCATCTGGCAATGAATTTTGGACAGGAATCCAATTGCATTTCATAATTTCAACTATTAGGTTTTTCCGAAGAGTTCGTTTTTTTGATCAAATCTTTAGCTTCTTCCTCTGTAAAATCGTCATGTGTTATCCATAATAATTCATATCTTATATCACCCAAAAACAATCCTTTTTCAAACATTTGTTTTGGTGATTCTATTTTTAATCTTTTAGATTTTTCTTCCATTTCTTCATCAGTCATACGTCTGTATTTTCGATAAATCATAACTTATCCTTAAACAATAATCCTCGAAAAGCCTAAGCATCACTTCCTTAGCAATAGCTTGAGCGGCAGGGTAAAGATACCAGTCTCCATGAAGAGAAGTTAGTTCGTGAAGAAGGTCATTGTTCGCCATCAATTCTGGTTTGGCTGTTTTGGGGGGCAATTTCTTGAGGTTTTTGGCTATTTTGGGCATTTTCCTCCTCAATCAATTTAAATGATTCTTTTGATAGTTGTTCAAAAAACATATAAAATTCCTCTCTTCTTTTTTTAAGTGGAATACAGTTAATCATTTCAATAACAACAATATGCATTGCAAAGAAAAGTATAGCCGTTTCGCTTATATTGTGATAAGTATATTTTTCCTGCATAGAATTTATTATTACTCTAGCAATATTTGCACCTTCCTCCATTTCTTTCTCGGTCATCATATAATCATAATTACAATCTTTTGTCATTTTTCTCCTTTGGTGGTTCATATGCTCCAAGCAACTCTTCATTAACTCCAGATATAGACTTGATTTTATTCAAAAGTCTTGTTCTTCGATTCTTGTAACCTCTCCACCATCCGCCTTTCCCTTCGGGTGGCGGAATTATGGGTAATATTTCCTCATTTTTTTTGGTATTTGTAAAGCATTCATTAATCATACTTTTTGTCCTGCCTCAGTCCTTGGGCTTGAATTTTATAGTGATAGCATCTTCTTCATTATCAATTCCCCAAGTTATAGGATCAATAGTAAGCTCAAATAACATTTCCGAAACTTCATCTAATTCTATTTTAGGAGATTTATTAAGTTGATATCTTTTAGTTTCATTGTTTAATTTTGCTTTGTCAAATTCTTTGCTCATCCTAATAAGTCCTTAGGCTTGAATTTATATGGCTTAACGCCCAATGATTCCAATATTGGTTTAGCTTTTTCCATATCTAAATCTGGATCATCCAGATCAATACCTTTTTCCTTACAGCCTTTTTTAATTTTAGCTAGGATGTCAATCGCTTTCTGTGCATCGGACTTGGTTTTACTCATGCATTTCAATATAATTCTTCATGAGGTTGTATATAAAATCGCAGACAGTTATTTTTTCTCTTTTGCAAACCTTATGAATCTTTTCATATAATTCAGGTGGAATATTAAACGTGCCAATATTCTTGTCATGGTCAAATACGAGGACTGATTTATAGTCGAAATTGACTTTATTTCCGCTAAGAGGGGTGGATTTTGTTTCTCGTTGTTTTGTCATATTCTGATATCCTCCAATTTCTGGATTTTTCTTAAGCTTTATATAAAATTCATTTCGAGTTTTTTTATCAACTGTCATTCTTCATTGCATCCTTCGTCAATAAAATCAATTAATTTATCTTTATGTTTATAAGAAAATCTTATCATCATTCTCATTAATTCAGATTTTCCTATAATTCTTTTAAACTTATTAGTAAAAAATAATTGCATTTCTTCTAATCTTTTATGATTCTCTATAGAAATTGTAAAACCAACAACTGGAAAATTCCTATGTTGTTTTCTTTCTATTTTTGCAGATTCATCCATATTTCCGCTTCTCTCTGTTTCTGTTGATCCGGAGATCATAAGACTACATATAGAATCATCTGGATCTTTTTCATCGAATATTCCTTTTATTGACTGTAAGATATCATATTGATGTTCAGTTAAATATAGAGTTGGTTTTTCTGTTAATTTTCCCTTAACTTCTAGATCAGAAATTGGCAAAACGAATTTTGGCATATCAAAAATTTCTTTAAGTTCTATTTTTTTTACCACTGATAAATCATTTTCTTTCATAGATGAAAATTTTAATCTTTCTTTATTTTCTTTACCGAATTCTATCAAAGAACGAATTACAGAAGCGATATTAATTCCTTTTCCAACTTGATTGGTAGCTATCACAGTAAGTTCTTCGAGAACAGAATATTCTTCATCAGTGACTTTACAACAAATTTGAGAAGTTTTACGTTCCACCTCATGTTCATTTTCCCCATTTTCTTTATCACTAATTTCCTTAATATCTTCATCTATTTCTTCTTCAATAGTTTCCTCTTCATCTTCTTCATCTACCTGTTCATTATCTATTGGCAAGGGAACCGGATCTATTGATATATTTAACGTGTCTTTCAACCATTTATCTAATTCTTCCTTTTTAAAACGCAATTCTCCCAATAAATAAAAATGAGGAACATTATTTGATTTTAATTGACTTGTTAGAATATTGTGTTTAACCCTTAAATATTTTGAAGCTTCATGTAATGTAAAAATTTTACTCATTATATCTTTTCCTTTCTTTTGTTTATTCTCTTCTCCCATTCCTCAAGCGATATAGTCCCATGTTCGGCTATTTCCTTTTCAGACTGAGCTATCAATTCCATGTCAATCTGATCTTCTATATCCTTCTCACATAACTTCATAAATTCCTCAAGATCCATCCCAAGAATCTTCATTTCTTAAACTTTTCCTCATCATTGACGGAATTAATTTTCTTATATGTTTCTCCATCTCCATATTCTCCCTTATCACAGATCTCCAATCCGTACTCATTCAGCCAATCACGAACGGCATCAAACATAAGCCCGTCTAAATCCATTTCTTTTTTCTCATATTCTTTTTTAATTTTATTATAACTTTTTTTAGACAATCTAAATTCAATTATAACATGTTTATTACTTTCCCAAACTTCCATGTCCTTTTTCTCCCTCTTCTCTCATCCTCTTCATAATATAACCCAAGTTAGTCTTACCCCATGTCCCGCCCTTCTTTGTGGCTATTCCCCGATCATTCAGAATACAGCAGATCTTCCTTATAGCTATGCCATCCTCGTTCATCCTTAGAATCTCGTCTATAATTGCTTGTTCCCGTTCATCCTTCTCCAAGTGAATCCCATCACTTGCCTTCCTGTATCCATACGGTATTTCACCATATACCAAACCCTTAGCTTTTTTGTCCATTAAAGCACGATGGGTACGTTCGCCACAATTCATTCGTTCGAATTCACTTACTGCATCGCACATGATGACAGCAAGCCAATTGCTTGCATTCATTTCGCCAGCCCCCATTCCATCGCAAGTAACTATGCTCGCTTTCTTCTTTTTGATGGTCTTGCCTATGTCAATGAGCAATTCCACACTTCTTGCTATCCTATCCCTACTAGTGCAAAGCAAAACGTCACCACGCTTAAGAGATTTAAGTGCTGAATCCAAACCATGACGCTTGTGCAATCCTAACTTCCCGCTTATTCCTTCATCAACGAACCATTCTGATATTGTCCATCCATTTCTTGCTGCAAATTCTTCGCAAGCCGTGCGCTGACCAGAAAGGCCGTAACCTGTTTTGACTTGTTGATCTGAACTAATCCTAAGATACGCTATTATACGCATAATTCCTCCTATTTGAAGGAAAAGTATAGGTTAGGCAGGATTTTTAGTCAAAATTAACAGAAATAAATATTGACATGATCATGTACGAAAATCGCACATGGGAATGTAAGGATATGGCCCCAGCGGGATTCGAACCCACATCTTCAGAGCGAAAGTCTGACGTCCTAACCATTAGACGATGGAGTCAAGGGCCTTTTGGGATTTAGCATAGATACACCTGAAACACTCCTGAATGAGCATGGGGGCATTGCCCACCCTTATCTTCCTGAATATCTCGATAGCCATGTAAAGATCGTCTACAGATAGTTTCTCAAACTTGCGGTCAAGGATAGAACGTGCAAGGTCCTCCCTAACACCATATCTCATTGCAAAATCTCTTAGTGGCTTGTCCTTTAGGAATTGCTCAATGCCATTGCATGTTTGGGTAAGTAGGTGGTTTTGGTACTCTGTATTGCAGTAACAGCACATCGTTGCGTCATCACTTATTCGAGGAGAAAAAACCATCTGGCAATTTGCGCAAACAAGCGACATAGAAGCCCCTTGAGAAGTTAAGGAAGAGATGTTAGATTTAACACAAAATATGCCCAAGGGGCGCATTCATTATTGAGCAATGGGAGGTGTTTCTGCAACGTCTTTTTGTTTTTTCTTTACTTCCTCTAGTCTCTCCACCTCTGCAAGGCATGACTTGTAAATCCATTCAAGATAACGTTTCTGCTCGTCTGTACTTGGGATGCTTACAAGGTATGCAAGGGAAACTGTATTCAATGCATTGAGCAAGTCTGCTAGAGGAAAATCTTTGTATTCTGAAACAGACTGCTTCACGAACTCAAACAATCGTCCAAGAAACTCATTTACTGGCGTTATTTCTACCTTCTCTTTTACGTTCAAATCAGCCTCTGGCTGGGCTGTGAAGTCACCTTCTATGATCTTATCTTCCATAAAATCTCCTTTACATATTGATCTTAACATATAGATAAAGTAAGGTAAAAATAAAGTCTAGGAAAGATTATGACAGAGCATCAATGGGTAATGTTGTTCGTTAGCTGGCATTTCGTAGGGGCTATGGCTATGTACTATGTTTTGGGGTTGGGAAGGTAGTCTATCTCCCCATAGGCCCCATGAAAGGATTGTTAGGATCATAGCCCATTGAGTCAAAGTAGTTCTTGTCAAGCTCTTGAGATGTCATGTGCTTGCCATCGCTTTCAAAGAAGTGGCTGTAGATAGCGTAACGGCAGGAATCAAGTAGATGGTCTGATTGCTTCAACGGCTTATCAATCCCAGTCATAGCGCATTTAGGATCCCAGACATATGATTGAAACTCCTTGATAAGCTCATCACAACACCTGCAGATCTTCAGCGTACCATTATTAAGGTACTTAGCCACCTGCCTAATGCCGTCCAGCACTTCATTCTTAGCTTCAAAAAGATTGTTTATACCCTCTCGTTGGCATTCAAGCTTGAAACTTGCGGCTGAAGGGTCAATATAGACGGCTTTAACATGTCTACCTTGAAGGAATTTCTTTAGATCGTCTGCATATTCAGTGTCTGTTTTCTGGCGCTGCTTGATCCTGCTATCATAATAGTAAATCGACTCCACCCACATGTTAGGATAGATATTGCGATTGACGCCTATAAGCGTAAAAGCGGTTGGATTAGTTGTACCATAATCCACGCCACAAATATAATACTCAGCCATAGGAGGCGCAAAATCAATGCAATGGATACTTGGATCAAAGAAATCATAAATTGCCCCCTCAGCCTGAACCCATAAGCCCTGTATGAAGCGTTGATACCACAAGCCTTTGTATTGTCTCTTTAAGTAGTCAATCTTTTCTTGAGTTAGCTCTGGGTTATCCTCAAGCACAAATTGCCAGCTCTTAACGTCTGGGTTGCCGTCGATATAATCACGCTTAAGCCAGTGATATGGACTATCTGGGTTGGTAGTTGCAAATATCTTGGCTTCACCCATGACGCAGCGACTGATTAGCTGCTTGAATACTGACTCTGGTATAATCGTCGTTTCGTCAACATACGACCCGCAGAAACTGGCTCCTCGAATTTTGGCCTCGGCTCTTTCATTATCGCAACCTATCACATGGACTGTTTTACCCCACAGATTGATCTCACGACGTCCAGCATAGTATTGAACATCAGCTCCTACATTTGTCATAAGTTGATCTAGAATATTACGCCTAAAGGTGTCATATGTACGTGTAATGATGGCATAATCGCCCGCAGGACCATTTGCAAGCTCGAAAAGGAATCTCCACAGGGATGCATAAGTTTTTCCACTCCTTACTGCGCCCTCCCATATGTTGATACGGGCAGTGCTTTCATTAATTGAGTCTATTTGCTTTCTTGAGAACAGACTAAGAACATCATTTAGCTTTTTCATTCTTCAATGCCTTTTTAACAGCTCTGTCTACTGCTTCTTGGTTTTGGCATATATGAGCACAAAGTGCTTTATTATGCCTATAGATTTTTACAGACTTTTTGCAGATAGGACAGACGTCAACTTCATGCCATTCGCGGGAATTGAGTGGACCTTCCCAATGGTAAAAGTCTTCAATCTTTAGGTTGAGACGAGAAAGAAATTCATCGTTGGTTATGGATGGAGATGAAGAGTGCTGGAAATAAGTTGTCCCAGGTTCTAGTTTTAGGAATAGACTCTCTGTTTTTTTGGTGAATTGGAAAGATTGTGGTTTCATGTTGGGACTTGGGTTGGTTGGGGTTGGACGAGGAGTTTTTTGCGGGCGCGTTTTGCTCGTCTTTTACTATCAAGTTTAGATTTATCCCTTTTACTATAATAATCTCTATAACTTTTTAATACCTTCTCTCTATTTATTTCTACCCATTCTTTTTTTTTCTTTTCTGAACCTAACCTCCGACATTCTTCACTGCAGTATTTATTTATTCCATCCACATAAGCAATTGATCTTCTTCTAGTTAATCTATTTCTACAGATACTACATTCTATTTCAACTTTATCTAATAAATTATGTTTTTCTATATGTTCTTTTCTTGTTAATATTTCATAATTAGAAAGAAAATTGTTATCTTTATCAAAATCTTTATGGTGAATATCCATATTTTTAGGAAGTGAACCAAAAGCTTTTATTATTAAATATTGATGTAGGGAAAGATAATGACAAAAATTATTATCTTTTGTCCTCTTGAATTTCACCCCATCTATTTCCACATAATCCATCCCATGAGTTTTCATACCAACCACAGGATTCTTAACCACAACCTCCATAGCAACCTCCACATTAAAATAGAATCTGCCTACATATCAAATTTGATTTATTTAATCTAGAGATTTATGCAACAAGCTGTTTCACAATTGAATATGCTATTTTTGGCATTATCATAAATGCCCTTTGACTTAATCTAAGAAGGCTTTTTATCTTTTATATTAGAGTTAAGAGCGTCTGCTACTTCTTTCATGCTTGAACAAAGCTCTTGAACAGTACCCTTTTTGTTTTGGTCGTCAGGTTCAGTCTCTTTCTGCCCAAGGCGTACTTTTCCAAGCCATATTAGAAGAGTAGTATTCCCATTCATCGCTTCATCATATTGCTTACCTAATAGACCTGTATCGCCTACTGATCTCTTTTGTGCTAAATATTCGGAGAATCCTATTCCGTGTTCTTGTTGACAACGATCATAAAGTGTGTCTGAGCATATACCAAGACATGCAGCTATATGTGTGCCTAAAGAACCACGTTTTATCCATTCATCAACTTGTTTCCAGTCGATAGGAATAAGAGGACGATGCGCTTCTCCAGTTCTACGTTTTACGTTTCTCATAACACCTAA